CGAGCTGGCGCTGCGCCGCCGGGCAGGCACCGGCGCTGAGGTCGGCATCGCCGCCTGCGCGCGACTCCGGCGCGTGCACCTGGCCTCCGGCGGCACCGTCCTCGGCACCGGGCCCCTCGTCACCGCCTTTACCGCCCTCGACCCGTGCCCGATTGGCCTCCCGGCCGTCGGGCACGAGGAGGCAGGCGCATGAGCTTCATCCCCCAGCAGCGCAAGGCCCCGCAGGGGGAGACACTGCCGTGCCCGTTCTGCGAGATCATCGCCGGACGAGGACCGGCAACCGTGATCCGCCAGTGGAGGGATGCCATTTCCATCGTCCCCATCGGTCCCGAGGTCGACGGGCACGCCCTGATCATTCCCCACCATCACTTCTCGCGACCCGAGCACTACCCTCGCCTCTCCGAACACGCCCTGGGCTGCGCCCTCGAATGGGCCGCGACACGCGGCGAGGACTACAACCTCATCATCAACGTCGGCGAACATGCAGGTCAGACCGTGCCCCACCTGCACTGGCACTACCTGCCGCGACGCGCGAACGACCAGGTGGCCATGCCCTGGGATCACCAAGCCGACCGATAGGAGTGCCATGAACAGCACGCTCACCGCCAACCGCAGCGCGCACCTGCTGCACCTGCGCCCGGCCGACCGCTGGGCCAAGTACCCCATGGCAGAACTCCTGGTTACCTGGTGCAAGACGCCTGACGGCCGCACTGACCCGCGCCTGAGCTACCGCACCAGCGGCTGCGGATGCGGCAGCCACGGCGAATGGACCCTGGAACCGCAGATGCTCGACCAGTACGGTCCGCTGCCTTTCACCTCGCGCGGCAAGCCGATCCGCTGGCGCTGGTGGCACTCCCTGTTCGGCGCGGCCAGATTCACCGTCTACGGCGTCGACGTCCCTGCTTCGGAGTGAGGAATGAGTGAGGATTTCTCGTACCTGTTCCAGGCGCCGATCACCCTCGTGTGCCCGCCGGAGCTCAAGACGCGCCTGATGCTGCGCCTGTCCGACTGGGCCACCGACCTCCACGGCCAGCTCGATCCCGGCATCCAGGTCCACACCGGCCGACGCGACCGCGACGACTACGGCACTGCCCCGGGCCAGACCTACTTCACCATCGTCCCCGGCGTGTTCGTGCTCTACGGCGACCCGCCCTTCACCGGTGACGGCGGCCAGGCCATCGCCTGGTGGAACGCACCCCACGCCTACTTCATCGGCGAGGACGACCTCGAACCGTCGGCGAATCCGCGATTACGATCGCGGCATGGACGACGCAAGGACACCCGCGCTCGCAGTCATCGAGCACTTGCTCGACGGCGCCGAGGACCGGTGGCCGGTCAATATCACCTGCACGGACTACCCGCTCGACTGCAACGGCCACTTCCAGGCTGTAAGCCGCTCGGGTGCTCGGACATGGATGATCGGTCACGCCGCCAAGCACGGCGGCAGCATTGGGTTCGGCATGTGGCCCAACCCGAACCCGGACCGCACGTTCACGCTGGAGGGAACGTCATGAATACCCCGCAGCGGTTTCGCAAGCGCCCGGTCGAAGTGCAGGCCATGCGGTGGGAGGGGACGAACACCGAGCAGGTGCGGGCCTTTGTCGGGACGCGCCAGCAGTTCGGCACCGAGATCCCGGCGCCGGTGAAGACCGGCGAGCAGGGTTTCCTGCTGGTGAACGAGGTGTCGGGCACTATCGACTCCGAAGCTGTCGTGTTCGACCGCTTCCGCAACTGGATTCCCGTGGCCGTCGGCGACTGGATCGTGTGCGGCATGCGGGGCGAGTTCTACCCGTGCCGACCGGAGGTGTTCGCCCGGACCTACGCGCTGGCGCCGACCGATGGAGAATAGGGCTTGCCCTCGGATTCGACCACGAAGGAGACGATCGTGTCCGATCTCCCTGTGCGGTTGCGCCGCACCTGGTTGAAGGACCCGCGCGCCATCATCCGCATCGATGGCCCCGGTGCCGCGCGCGACCTCATCATGCTCGGCTTCATCTCCGAGGAGGAAGCCGTCCAGGTCGGGATGGTCGTCGCGGAGGCGCTCCGAGAGGCATTCCCCGACCATGCCGTCACCGGGGTCGCGTTCGAATCCAACCTCGCGCAGGCGGAAGCGAGTCGGAACGCTCAACGCAAGGGCGGCGCCGCATGAACGGCGACCTCCTGCCTGACGGCTTCTACGCCGTCCTCGACCCGGACGGCCCCGAAGAACCCGGTGGCGATGCGATGACGCTCTGGCGGGTGCGATTCGGCGACGTCATGCGCTATCCGAAGAAGGCCCTGTACGGACCTGTCGTGCAGCGCCAGCATGCTCCGACCGACCCCGAAGAGCGCTGGGCCTGGTTCGACTTGTGCGCCAGCTACTACCACCTGTGGATGAGTCGCGTGTTCGACACCATGCGTGCCGACCCGGTCGCCGCCCAGTTGCGCTTCAGCGCTCATACAGGCCGGTGCTGCGTCTGCGCCCGCGTGCTCACCGGTGAATCGTCGCGGAAGCTCGGAGTGGGCCCCGGCTGTCGCGACGGGCTGCCCGACGGCCTCTTGAGAGCGGTCCTGCAGATGCGTGCCACCGGCGCCGATACCTGAGCTAACTGCTATAACGGAGACAGCTGGCACTCTGTGGCCTCGCCGCCAGTCGGCTCCTCATTGAGCACGGGGAGACCGGACGTTAGCGGAGACGCTCCGTGCGGTACGAAGTGACGCGCGTACCAGCGGGGCCACACCTCCCGGTAGCATCGGAGGCTCCGACAGTCCCGACGTTCAGGCGGGGCTCCCGGCGTAATCGCAGACCTGCAGGTTGGGCACCTGCCTCGGGCGGCGTGTATCGGACACGGCCGACCTCTGCGCAGGAGACCTGCGTGGGTTACGCGCCGCGCTGCCATCGAGGTTAGAGCCATGAGGCAGCGCGGCGCGGATCGCTCATAGTGGAATAAAACGGACATTCAGGTAGATTCGACGTATGTCGGGTCTTTCTGGGATGTCTGACGCGGAGCTGTACGCCTACGCTGCGCGGGTCCAGGCGCTGCACGACCCTGCCAGCCTCGCCGCCTACATCGACCCCCGCTACCAGGTCCGGCCCCATCACCGCCTCATCGGCGAGCGCCTCGCCCGACTCCTGCGGCCCGGCGGCAAACGCAAGATCATGATCTTCGCGCCGCCCCGGTCGGGCAAGAGCGAGCTCGTCACCAAGAAACTGCCTCTGTGGTGGCTCGCCCACCATCCCCACCACCAAGTCGTGGCAGCCGCCTACGGCTCCGACCTGGCCAAGAACTGGGGCCGCGACGTCCGCAAGGCCGTCCGCGAGCACGGGTCCTCGCTGGGACTGGCGATCAGCCCTGAAGTCCGCACGGCTCAGGCCTGGCGCCTGACCTCCGGCGGCGGCATGCGCACCGTCGGCGTGGGCTCGGGCCTCACGGGCCATGACGGAGATTTCCTCATATGCGACGACCCCCACAAAGACCGCGAAGAGGCAGAATCCAAGACATTCCGGGACGCGGTGGACCACTGGTGGTCCTCGACGTTCATCACCCGAGGCTCCCCGGGCGCCCCCATCTGCCTGATCATGACGCGCTGGCACCCCGACGACATCGCCGGACGCCTGCTCGCTCGCGAAGGCGACGAGTGGGATGTGATCCGACTGCCCGCCATCGCCGTCGACGAGCACGACCCGCTCGGCCGCGAGATCGGCGAACCCCTCGGCCACCCCAAAATCCCCCATGAGGACAAGAACGCCCTGCTCGCCCACTGGGGCGGCCTCCAGTCGTCACTATCCAAAAGGGACTGGTTCGCGCTCTTCCAGTGCGACCCGCAACCGGCCGAGGGCGCCCTGCTCAACCTCGACCAGATCGAGGTCTCCCGCCACCGCCCCGGCGAGTCCCTGCCGGGAAAGCTGCGCGTCGCCGTCGCCGTCGACCCCTCCGGCACCTCCGGCGGCGACGAAGCCGGGATCGTTGGCGGGTTCCTCGGCGAGGACGGCAAGTGCTACATCACCCACGACGCCTCCCGCCAGGCCTCCCCGACCGAATGGGCCCGCGAAGTCGCCCTCATGTCCTATGAGCAGCGCGCCGACGTCATCTTCGTGGAGACGAACTTCGGCGGCGAGATGTGCAAGCTGCAGATCCAAGCGGCATGGTCCGATCTGGAGGAGGAAGGTGCCATTCCGCCTGACGTCCCCCTCCCCCGAATAGACGAAGTTCGCGCCCGATACGGAAAACGGATCAGAGCGGAGCCGGTTGCCCAATACTGGGTACAAGGCGACATCCGTCTGGTAGGGGAGCACGACAAATTGATCAAGCAGTGGACGAGCTGGCAGCCCGGCTCCCGCGAATCTCCCGGCCGTATCGACGCCACCGTCTACCTCGCGCAAGGACTCCTCAAGGGAGCCCACCTCGGGCGAGCAGAAATCACCGAGCCGCCGATAGGCATCAGCATCATGGCTGAACCCGGCGGCTGGGAAACCACCGACCTGTTCTAGGAGGACGTATGCCGATGATCGAACTGGGCGAATGGCAGATGATCATGCGCGGCCCCGGCGGCGACGAATACCCCATTGCGTCCGGGCAACTCCCCGCCTCGATCATTCCCGACCCCGACGACGATTCGAAAGGCGTCCTCACTGTCGAACTGGCCCAGTTCGTCCGGAGCCTCGGCGACCAGATCGAAGCACTCGCCCTCGCCGGAGAGATCCCGGACATGGTGGCCTCGCACGAAATCGATGACATATACTCGCAACCGCAAGACCCTCCGTGCCGGTAACTCGCATTCGCGGGAGCCAATCAGACTTGATGACAAGGACCCCGGCACGGATGCGGCAGCGCCGCCGTACGGCTTACCTCGCACAGGGCGGCGCTGCTGTACTTCACCAGCCAGAAAGTCGAAAGCGCGGCCTGGCCGGTCCTGTTAGGCTCCAACCGGATCGGTGCCCGAGAGGACAAAAGGGGCTGGCTGTAAACCAGCTGCGTTCGCGCTTCGCAGGTTCGAATCCTGCCCGGTCCACCAACGCCAGCGACGGAGAGCACGCATGCCCCCACCGAGCCCCGCCGACTACTTCCGCGCCGCCATCACCGACCCCAAGGCTGCCGAAGTCCTCGCCGGAGAT